ATTTGAACCAACAAAATATATAAAAAAAAAAAAAGAAAATATGATGATGGCGGATATACAACCACCAATGCCATATGATATGCCACCAATGCCACAACTACCAATGCAACAACTACGAATGCCACAACAACCAATGCAACAACTACGAATGCCACAACAACCAATGCAACAACTAATGCCACAACAACCAATGCCACAACAACCAATGCCACAACAACCAATGCCACAACAACTAATGCCACAACAACTAATGCCACAACAAGCAGCAATTATGCAGCCAGATTATACCGACAATTCAGATGTAACACAAATGCAGTATAATATGTCACAACCACAAATGCAGTATAATATGTCACAACCACAAATGCAGTATGATATGTCACAACCACCAATTCAATATGATATGTCACAACCACAAATGCAGTATGATATGTCACAACCACCAATGCAATATGATATGTCACAACCACCAATGCAATATGATATGCAGCCAGATTATACCAACGCTAATTCAGATGTAACACCAATGCCATAGAACAATTTAGTATATTCCAATAGACATATAGTATAAAATATAAAATTTTATAGATGTATTATTATTCATTTGAAAAATAATATAAAAATATTAAATAAATTATAATAAATTTAATAAAAAATCTTGTATAAATATATAAATGAAAATAATATTATTATTATCACTGATACTAATTATTGTTATAGCTATTATAATTAATAATAGAAATACTTCTACTATACAAAACGTATCACCTAATATGATAACACAGTCACCAATACCAACTCCTACATCATCTTTAATTACAAAAAATGATAAAGAAAGAGTTATTATAATAAAAATATTAAATAAAGATAAATCAACTGAATTAAAGATAGATACTGAATTTTTAACTCAATTATTTGATAATTTAATTAATTTAATTCAAAGACTTGTTAAAAAACTCATGAGTGAAAATAATAAAAAATTAAGTAAAGAAGAAATAAACGATTTAATACCAAAATTTATAGCATCTAGTGTTGAAAATTTATTAAAAATGATATTAATAACTATATTTGAACAGGAAGAAATAAAAGATTTAGATATTTTAAAAACCAAATTATTATCAATAGTACAAAATAATTTTATAACTGATTTTTTATTAAAGAACAATGATGTTGAAAATTCTACTAAGATAATTGAAAGTTCAACCCAACTTTTAAATAACGAAATAAATAATAATTTTAATAAAATGGGAATATCATCAATTAATGATGTTAAAACAATGATTCCAAATTTATTAAGTAATATAATATTTGATATGTCAAAAGGTATTATTAGTAGTATTATTGTATTTGATGAAAATGGAAATATTATTAAATCAGATAAATTATCTAATATAAGAAATGAATTTATTAATGTTTTAAATAAATATTTACCATATAAACAAGTTTATTTTGAAACAAGCAATAATGGATCTAATAATTTACCAGGTATAACATTAAAATTAGATCAACTAAATAAAAATGAAAAAGCAGAATCAATAATACCTCATGAATTAGATATATTTAATAAATCATCTAATCAAAATAATATATATCAAAATATAAATTTAAACGTTGATAATGAAAATAAATCTTTTAATATTCAACAAATGAAAAATAATAATATGAATTTACCATTTATGCAGTCAAATCAATTAAATGATACAATGATTACAACAAATTTAGAACAAATTAATTTACCCTTAATAAATATGCCTATGAACGATATGTCTATGACTCCACTACCTATGACTCCTATGCCTTCTATGTCTATGAACGATATGTCTATGAATCCACGATCTATGCCTTCTATGTCTATGAACGATATGTCTATGAACGATATGTCTATGACTCCTATGCCTATGAACGATATGTCTATGACTCCTATGCCTATGAACGATATGTCTATGACTCCTATGCCTATGAACGATATGTCTATGCAGCCACTACCTATGATTCGTCCACAGATGACTCAACCACCTATGACTCAACCACCTATGACTCAGCAACCTATGAATGATATGTCTATGCAAAATATGAAAGATAAAGCAATTAGAAAAACAGAAATAATACAACCAATAAAAATAATTCCAGTTGAAACGCCTAATGAAATTACACCAATACCTTTTGATATGGCTCAATTAACATCAAAACCGATTGATTATCAACAAATGACGCCAAGACAATTAAATAATGGTAATAGTTTTATATCAGAACAAACAACAAGAGGACCAAGTACTATTAATCGTGGTATTGTAGATAGAAAGCCAAAATTAGGTAAAAATATTTGCAAGCAATAAAAAAATAAAATTATGTATAAGAATAAATAAATAGTTCTACACTTTCACGATTATGAATACTTTTTATAATGGATAGTTTACAGTAGTGTAGTTTGATGAATGCGACCTAGGGGTACGTTAGACAGGGATAGACGATTCCCATCTGGGAAAGTCCTTTCCAAGCTGGCCTTTCATGTAGTTTCGGAACTCCAAATAGAGCTGAGGATTCTCATAAAGAGATGGATCCGCAGCAGTTTTCCTGTTCGCATTTGCGTACTTGTCGTGGTTGCCAAGAACAAACCCGACATAGTTGGCAAAAATCACAGCTGGTTCCAGCCCACGACCGAGCCCTCTCTCAAAATAAGCATGAAATGGAGAAATTTTCCCTGTAAATCTCTTGTTGTAGGTGGATCCGAGAGGGGCAGATGCCGGAGGAGGAGAAGCAGCGTCGCCAACAAATTCACGCACGGGTTTCCTCCTGTTCTTGACGTCGGTAAATCCTCCTTCCGTATCTGGCTCGGAACCTACTGAGCCTTCAGAAGCATGAGAGTCACGAGCTTCTTCATGCACTTGTTGTCTCACTGAACTCTGTCCTGGAGTTGGGAGGTTGGTTCTGAGAGCATCCACGAAAAGCAAAGGAGAAGGAGCAACACTTCTCTGTGGAAATGGCGATACCGCGTTTCTGGCAAATGGAGCAAATGGATCAAATGGGAGTGTGGTTTGAACGGCATGGACGTTAGGTCTCTGAAGCCGGACAGCGTCAGCGCTCAAGATCGCTGGAATCCCGTATCTGTGGAGATCACACACTTGGATAAGGATTTGCTCTTTTCCGATCGTCTTGTCAGAGAGGGCGAGCACGAGAGCAGTAAAAACTGCTGCATCAGTCGAGTCTTGGTGAAATGGGGCGAGTATCGTCTCAGTGGCAAATGGGGCTTGGTAGGGGTTGAGCCATATCTCTGTGGTGACTTTAAATCCACCAAGGATTTCTTTGACGTCAGTCTTTGGCAGAGGGATTTTTTGAGAAAGACAGAATCCCTCAAACTCAAAAAACTTCTTAACGTTCTCACCGATGGTAGACTCATTCGTCTCACTTGACATAACAGTGCCAAGTACCTTAACGGTAATTCCAGCTCCCATAGCTAGGGCCGCCTGAAGAACTGGCACGTCTATGCCTGGAATGGGTTCAATACGAGGCAAATTTGCTACATATTCGTCAATACTAGGCATGTCAACCGCAGAACTTCCTGTAGGGGTAGCCATTAGGGCTATAAGATTTATAATAAATCTAATTTATTATATGAATATAGTAGGGAACCAAAAAAATTTTTTTTCAACTTTTTATCATTATATTAGAATAATAATAAAAATATATTTAATGATTTGCTTTACGAATAAATTTCTTTAGTTGTTCAAGTGATTGAGAAGATAAGGTTAAAGAGCAGTTAAAGGTAAAATCATCATTATATGTAAGAGTAGAATCAAGAGTAATAAATTTTGTAATAGAAACACTTGTTGCATTAGATAAATAATTTAATTTGCCATTATAATCAGCTATAAGCGGCAACGAAGAAGGATTACATGTTTTTTTGATAAGTTTAATAAGAGCTAAATATAGAGATAATTTTTTAGAAGGAGTTGGTGCTATATCTGTAGGTATATTATAAAGATTTATAGTAAAGGAATTTGGTAATGTGTTTAGTTTTTGTTGAATTTTAAGTATAACGAGTGATAGTATAAAAATAATAATTTTATTTGTTGATAAAACTGAAGGTAAACTAGATGTTAAAATTGATTGAAAATTTGATGATAAAAAAGAAGAAAAGTTCGTTTTAATGTAATTTATAGCAGTGTTAAAAATCATATTATATTATATAAAAAAGAAATAAAAATAATTGTGGATAGATAAAAATAATTTAATATTAAATATATATAAAATAGAATGATTGATAAAGTTTATGTTATAAATTTAAAACATAGAAGTGATAGAATGAAAAAAATGAGTGATATATTAAATAAAATAGGTGGTAAATTTTCTGAATATGAACGCATAGAAGCAGTTAATGGAAAATTAATAACAGAAGAAGAAAAAAATAATTTATTGAGTCTTAAAAGTAGGAGATTATATAATTGTCCTGTAAGTTTTAGAGATATAAGAAGTTTAGGAGCAATTGGTTGTTATCTATCACATATAGGAGTATGGAAATTAGCGTTAAGACGTGGAGAAAAAGAAATTATAATTATGGAAGATGATATTAGATTAAAAGTAGATGTTAATAAATTAGAAGAATATATAAAAACAAGACCAAAAGATTATGACATATGTTATTTAGATTGGTATGGTTTATATGGATACGAAAGCACAATAGAATATAATAGTAACTGGAATAAAAACGATGGAGATGAAATATCATATTTTTCAGCATATATGATAAGTGAAAAAGGAATAAAAAAATTATTAAAAGGAATTTTTCCAATAGAACAACAAATAGATTGTTATGCATCTGCATATGCAATTGAAAATAAAGATTTTAATAGATATTTATCAAAAGAAATAATTTTTAGTCAAGGATATAGTCCTTTATATGATACAGATATAACTAGAAATACATTAAGATGTTATTTGAATGATATATTTTTAACTAAAAGATTTGGTAATATTGTTTTGAATACATTAATTGTAGTTGGTAGTATTTGGTTATTAGTTAGTTTATAAAAATTATATATATTTATTCATTTTGCTGTAATTGTCATTCTTTCAAAATCAACACACAACAAAACAAGATATTTAGAATTGATGAATACAATCATACCATCAAGTAGTGATATATTCACAATTGATGTTTTGGAATTTATTTCACGGACCTTTCCAATACGTCCATTTAGAAACTTGTGAGATTGGCATACGCCAATTGTCACTAGAGATCCTATTTGGATTACCATTGTTGTATTGGTAAATAATCTAAAATATATAATTTTCAATTTTTAATTTATAAAAAATTGAAATAAAATTAAAATAAATATAATAATAACTATATAATGAGTCAAGTATATTCAAATGTACGTGATGGGAAGGAAATTATTCGAAATATTGAGAATATTTGTGGCAATAATGATATAATTAAAGAAAATATATTTTTTTGGAGAATAGAAAAAGATGGTGAATTTGATTGTTATATGATACAAAATAAAACCAAAGATTATTATGGTGTATCAGATGCGATTAAGATTTTTAAATTTAATGATATATGGTACAGAGATACAGTACAATGTTTGAGAAACATAACAGAAGATAGACATGCAAGAATTTATTTAAAAAATAGAATAATTTACACAGCAGTTTATAGAATATAATAAATTATTATTATTTATAAATTATATTTTTATATAAAATAAATATATACAAAATGAATAAAAATTACAATTCAAAGTACTTAAAATACAAGATGAAATATTTACATGAAAAAGAAAATTTAATAGGTGGTGTACGTGGAAAAAGAATAATATTATTTGCAATAAGTGCTAATCCTCCAACAATATCTCATCTTAATATAGTTATACAATTGGCATCTCAGTATGATCGTGTAGTAGTATGGACCTCCACAAATCTATTAAAACTAGATCCAAAACATAGTGATTATGATCCTCATTATTTGGAAGAAGTACAACGAACAGAAATGTTTAGGCAATGTGTAGACGGATTTTGCAAACCAAATGTAATTTTCGATCAAGATTATGCAGATAATTATTCTGGTGTAAGTATTTGTAAATATATTGAAAATAATTTAACATTAAAAGATCCTAAAGATCCTAAAGATCCTGAAGATACGATAAAAGGTGTACGATTTAAGCAATTTAGTGTAAAACATGAACGAACAGATTATGGTTTAGAAGAATCAGAAACATATGAATTATGGATATGTTTTGGTAAAGATGTAGTAGCAGATACTCCAAATTGGAGTTATAATAATTTATTTTTAACTTTAGCAACAGGTATATTAATGATAGATAGAGAGGATGATACCAACTATAATATTGATCGTTATAGTCTATTTACTGAAAATGCTAGTAAAGAAGTTGTATTACCAAACGGAACTAAATATTTTACAATGCCATGTATAAAAAAAAAAGAAAAAAAAGTTAAAGTAGAAAAGGAAGAAGTAATGCAACCATTAGCAATAGAAGATATATTAGAAAATATAAATAAATTATATTATCAAAAAAATATAGAAACGTTGCAACAGTATATAGTACCCGATAAAGATGGTCCATTATGTATAGTAGAAAAAAAAAGTTTTAAAGATTTAGGAGACACATCTAGTTCAAGAGTAAGAAATTATATGATGCTTTGGCATTTAACAGAAAATCTTAAAGATAAAGCTAAAATAGAAAAAAAATTATTACAAATGGTTCCAGAACAAGTATTGCAGGTAATGAAAAATAAAATATTATATACAATACCTGAATTAAACTCAAAAATTCCGGAAGAACTAAATAAAAGAAGAAAAATTTTAGAAAAACTTGGTCTTCCTACAAACCAACAAATTATAGCAAGAATTGTTGATAAAGAATTTTTTGGATAAAACGTAGTTTTTTATATATTATTTATAAAAATAATATATTACTTAGATAGAGTGTAAAGATCAATAGAGTAGGCACATTGATAGAGTATGTGCATTGCATTAGAGAAATGTTCTAAATGAATATAAGAATTGTTAATATTAAGGTAGCCGGAACAATCATAATCATTTGCTAAAATTCGTTTACAATGTCTTTTAATATGTTTATTAAATTCAATATTAGAAACTTCTATAGGAGTATCGGAAGAAAATTCTAATAAAGTATAAACATTTATATATTCTTCACTAACATAATCAACTAATGTTTTTAATGGTTGTTGAGGAATATATTTAATTTTTTGTAAAGCAATTTTATATAAACATTGCTTAAATGTCTCTTTAATAGTAGAAAAATCATTTGTTGACATGATATATATATATGAATATTATATTTTATTGTTTTTATATTATTATTTTTTACAAAAAAAAAGTGTATATAATTAAAGTATATAAAAAATTGAAATTTAATATGATTAAATAATAATTACATGACTAAATGTCAAAATTATTGAAAGAGGTTGAAGTGAAATTTGCTGCTAATCCAAATGCAAAACTGGAGAAGCTTTTGGAAGTTTTGCGTGAAATCAACAGCAAAACTCTAACTCAAGAACAGACTTTGGCTATTTACAAAGTGTTTGATGAAGTCAGAGAAAACTTAGAAAAAGCCAATATGACTTACATGGCAGGAGCACCACCGCCACCAGAAACAGTTGAAAAAGATACAATCCGTTGGAAGAATTTACCAGCTCTTCTTTCACAATTTCCAATTATTTGGATAGTTGTTAAAGATGATAAAGTTGTAAATGTAATGTTTGCATCAATTGACATGAGAGACACGTGGTCTCTTTATAACGATCACTTTACGTTGACAAATAGTCCACCGATGTCATCTCCACAGTATTCTAAAGGTCAGTGGGTTTTGTATGATATGCAAAATCACGTCCAAAACCCCAACATGTTGCAGAACTATGTACCTGTCGAATATGTAGGACACGAACTCATTGTTCTTATTGAAGAGAGAGCAGATTGGAGATGAGGAAATATAACACATTTGTATAAAATAATGTGTAAAAATAATATTATTATAAAGTAGAATATTTAGAAAGTGAATAATATTTTTATGTTTTTATAAAATATGTTTTTTCTATTGTTTGAAAGATTAAAAAATAATTTTTATAAAATAGTACAAAAAATATTTTTTGATTTTTTTAAGGTTTATTTTGCGGTCCAACACACACAAATTTTTTGAAAATTATTGTGAATATTATAAAAGTTAATATGGATAGAAAAATCAATAATAAATAAATGTGTAATTTACACATTTTGTGTGTAATTTACACATTTATAAAATTTTTTTATAACTTAAATATATAATAATATAATTTTATAATGGAATATATAAAAAAAGACGAATATAAAATTAAATATATTTGTCAGAATTGTCTAAAAGATTTTAGAAATAGAAAAAGTGACTATGAAAGACATATAAATAAAAAGAATGGTTGTATAAGTGATATAAATAAAAAAATGGAAGAAATGAATAATTATATTCTAAAATTAAAAGAAGAAATAGAAAAAAAGGATAATGATATTTTACAATTAAAACAAGAAAATGAAAGTTTGAAACAACAAGTAATAATATATAGTAAAACTCCAAATAATACTTATAATACAAACTATAATTATATTTTACAAATAAATAATTTCAATGATACGAAAGACTACAATGGAAATTTCAAAAATTTATTAAAGGAGATAGGGAAAAGTATATATCTAAAGACAATAAAGAATGTATATCTAAATCCAGAAAAGCCAGAAAATCACAACATTTATGTAGCAGATAAAAATAGAGGATTAGTTAAAGTTTATAATAATGGATTATGGGAATCCAAAAGTATTATAATAATAGATGATATTATAGATAATGTTGTAAAATATTTTAATTTATCAATTGAAGAGTTAAAAGAAGACCATGAAAAATATGAACGATTAAAAAACACAATATCTAATAAAATAAATTATATTCAATTATGTGATCTAGACTATTTAGACAATCTACAAGACGAAGAGGAAGAAAATAAAGAGAGAATAGAAAGATGTAATGAATTTAGGAAGATGGTATATAATGAAATTATAACATTATTTCATGATAATAAAAAGATAGTATTAGATACATATAAAAAACAAAAAATAAATGTAAAAGATTAAGTAAATTTTGATTTGTATTTTTCAGTATAAAATTTTGTTTTTTATAAAATAAAACAAAAATTATTTTTAGATTTTTTTATAGTTTATTTTACAGTTCAACACACACAAATTTTTTTGTGTTTTAATTATAAAAAGTTTTTACACATTTTTGAATGGTTAAAAAAATAAAAAAGCAATAAGCGTGGAAATGCCTCAGTAAATATCGGGGGTGTCGTGACCCCAGCATGGGGTAAAAATTATATTTTTATACATAACATTATTATTTATTAGAATAATACAGTTAAATTGTTATAAAGAAAGAAGAAATGTCAAAAAAGTAAAACTTCATAATTTTTTATATTAAGAATAAGTTGCAGAATAAAATATTAAAATAACACTAAAGTGTTATTTCGCTATAGTTCAGTTCGTTCCGCTCACATTTATATGATATGATTTAATAATATAATAATTATAATTCCACTTCCGTGTAATTTCGCTATCGCTCAGTTCGTTCCACTCACAATAAAATATTGATTTGATTTTAAAATATTATCTTTTTTCCATAATGGCTGTAAATTTTTAAATATGTGAGTAAAACGAACTGAGCTATAGCGAAATAACACTATCGTGTTATTATAAGATGGATTTATATAATAAATTCTAAAAAATATTATAAAATATTTTTGTGGGAAACTTTTTGT